GGTATTTTAGGACTACTCATCTGAGATGGCGATAGACTCCTATTGCATACCAAATTTTTCACAAACTATTGACAATAGAACAATCGTAAACATATTTCAAAGCTGCAAATATCGTTCGCAGCTATCAGTATGTTTCCTAAATGATAAATCAGCGGCAGACAAATTTAGTAACAGTATGCGTCAAGGTAGTGGTACGATTACTTTTATCATCCACGCTGAAGACGGTGAAATATCAGAACAGTTGCACTCGACATTCAGGAGTGTCAGTACCATGTTATTATGTGGAATGCAATTATTTGTATTCATTGTAGCACCAAGAAATGTTATTTCAAGTGAGACAGGTAAAGCTATAACTTGGGCCTTTAGAGGCTCATTTATAGAGTTAAGAGATCATGGTCGAGGAGAGCAGGCCTTGCATGATATATTAGAGCAGTTCTACCGGCTATCGCCTTTAGTCAACGTCCCAAAAATGGGAATGGCGTATTATGGGCCAACCTCATTTGCAGAATTATTAAGTTTAAGTTCAAAGAACAAAACTTCATGGAGATATGTCATTGACTATTCCATGTTTACTCGATCCGCATTAGTTGGGTTTGCATCTCATATGATGGATGAATGTTCATTCGCCAACAAGCAAATAAATGTTATTGGTTATAATCCACCATATGTTTGGGCTGGGCTCAGACATGGTGTTACGACTAGATTTACAGAAATGTCAACTCCAGATCCAGAGGGATATGGTCCAATTAAATTAATACTACCTAGGCTTACTGGAAATGTCCTGTTAAAGAAGGTAAAATACGTACAGCATGATCCGCAAAAGAAATTACTTTGTGATGACTCAGTAATGTTTGCTTTATCCAGAAACATATTATATATAGGAGTATACCCAGCCACCCACCTTTTAGATTATAATTTAAAAGGTTGGAGAATGGTGGCGGTGGATCCAAAGATAAACGCAGCTTGGGCGGAAACGCTTAAGCAAAGAACTTCAATTGACTTAGTGCCGATATCAGCTAAGTTTGAGTTTAATGCTCAATCTACACGTGATATCGTGTTAAAATATTTTTCAGGTGTACCATTCAGCATAATTGATGACTCGTGGGTTGAGGGTACCGAAGATTATGAAAAATTTCAGGAATTAAAGCAGTCATATTTTGAACAATTAGTTATGAATGGATCTACGTCGAAATTACGAGTATCGATGATATCCATGAAATGGAATAGAACTAAAGATGTTAAGTGTAGACGCCTTTTAGCGCTGTTGCCGCAACCATATGGTGGGTCTTTGAGAGAGCTAAGGGCGTACTTCCATGTTAATGGAGCTGCCGAAGTGAATATTAAAAAGAGTGAAGTAAATTCATATATGGATAAATTTACGTCTTTATCCATTAGTGAACAAATTGGATCACAAAAATTCATGCATATGCTAATAACTAATTATGGCGATGCTTTGAAACTTAAAACTGGTAGAGATAAGGCTATAATTGCATCATATTCCTTATCTAATGCCATAAATAAGAAAGAAAGAGTTCTTAAATTCTTGTCAGATGCGGCTAAATCCGAGACCTTAATTATATTTGGAGCTCCAAATCTTAATAGGGTTAAGTTCATGATTAAGTCTGGAATCGTGTTAGGTAGTGATGTGACCATTTCAAATGATCTCATTACTTTTAAAAATGCATCCGGTAAAGTATGGAAAGATTATGGATATACTCAAAGTGAGTTGATTAAATCCTCAATGATTGAGATTACTATTGAGCAGATGTTATGCATTAGCTCATCTAGTTATAACGGAGTTGGCTATTTTGCAAACTCGATTTATAATGATATGTTCTCCTGGTATGTTCCAGAGTGGTTATTTGAAAAATATTTCTCAATCCAAGACATAAGATTATCGCCAGTGGCTTTAGTAAAATGTTTCACTACGTCAATCAGAAATTTATGTTATGTGCCTCACTTGACGTATTATGCGTTACGAGGTTCATTTGTGGAGAAAGTTCTTATTACAAATAATGTGCTTAATTCAAGTTATTTAATAACAGGGACTTCGCACTCAACATTTAAAGTGTTGTCTAACTTTGAAGTGCCATCTCCTGCTGGGGTGCTAAAATTCAAAGCTGGTGATGATGTCAATATTTCAGGACATTTACTATCATTGGTTATAGCCGCACACTTTGTGGCTTCACCAACTTTACTTTGGGCTACACACATGAAAAGGATGACTACTCCGGTCAACCTTCCTAAGAATTTAGACAAGCTGCTATTTTTTGATAATAAAATTAAAAATGGCATGTTAGAGAAATGGCATTCACGAGAAGAAGTAGTCTTAGCTGCTATGATCGTGGAAAATTATGTCGCTCATATCCTGAATGGGAGGCATTCAATAGAGATTATTCAAGAAATTACGCAAGTTATTTATGAGAAATTTAATGCATAATGAGTCGTCGCCATTCTCTTGTCACTGATATTGACTAGGGAGTTCGGTAGCGCCTGGGAAGGAGTGTAAGCGGCATTTTGACGTTACGGCGGCCTGATGTGATCGGCTACTAGCTACTGGGGTACCGCTCTAGTTTTCCGTCAGTGGGGGCAGGGTCAAGTCCTAAACTTGAT